TTAGTATGACCGATTTTAATATCAATATTCAAAGGTCATACAACAAGCCTATTACTTTGCAGCCTAGTGACGTAACTAAGTTATGGCGGCATAGGCCCAAGATATTCTTTAAAGATGCGTTTGATGTAACACTCGATGCTTGGCAGGAAGATGTGGCTAACTATTATATGGAGTACCAGAGACTAGGGCTAGTAGCATCGAAAGGGCCGGGGAAAACTTTTATCCTTGCAATGCTTGGATGGCATTTCTTTGCAACTCACCATCAACCTAAGATGGCGGCACTATCAGTAACTAAAGAACATTTAATGGCAAACCTTTGGGCAGAACTATTGAAGTGGAGGGCGAAGTCTCCTTTACTTGTTCAATCGACAAACGAAGGTTTTAGCAAGATCTCTATGAAAGGGCATGAAGGATATTCATTTATTGATGCAAGGTCATACCCTAAGCAAGCAGATGAGACTCAGATGGCCTCAGCACTTGCAGGGCTTCACGCCGATAACATTTGTTTTCTTATCGATGAAGCAGGTACAATACCTGACGGGGTACTAGCTACTGCCGATGCTGCTCTATCTACTGGGGAATCAGATACAAAGTCTGCTAAGATATTAGTAACTGCTAACCCTGAAGTACCTAAAGGTATTCTTTATAGGGCGGCAATGGGTAGATCAGTACAGAAGTGGAAGATCTACAACATCTCTGGAGATCCTGATGATCCTAAGAGAGCACCTAGGGTATCAGCAGATTGGGCAAGAGAACAGATTGCTACCTACGGTAAAGACGATCCTTGGGTAATGGTGAACGTATTTGGTAAGTATCCTAACGTAGCTTCGGACTTACTAATCTCGGAGGCAGACATCCATGAATCTATGCAAAGGCAGATCGACGAGAAGTCTGTTAAGAATTCCCAACATCGTTTGGGAGTGGATGTGGCGAGGGGTGGTATTGATAGGACTGTGTTTGCTAGGCGGCGTGGTCTTAAGTCATACCCTTTGGAAGCTATATCATCAGACATTTATGGCCCTGAACTTGCAGGCAAGATTGCATTCATGCAACAGGATCTTGCAATCGAAAGAGTGTTTGTTGATAACACTGGTGGTTACGGATCTTCTGTTATTGATAGTCTTCAGCTATTTCCTATGCTAGATATAACCCCAGTAGTCTATAACGCTAAAGCACAAGATCGAAGATATTACAACAAAAGAACCGAAATGTGGGTTAGAATGAGGGACTGGATTAAAAAAGGAGGGCAACTTCCTAATGATCCGGGTCTTGCAGAAGAACTCATGATGCCTAAGCTAATATTCCATGGAGGGATTTTTAGACTAGAAGAGAAGGAGCAGATCAAGTCTAGGCTTGGTAGATCTCCAGATAAAGCAGATGCACTGGCTCAAACCTTTGCAGATGTGGAGACAGCAAGCTTCTTTGCAGATCACTCAGGGTCTAATGCAGGTAGTCAATACATGGACGATGAGGAATTTGTTAAAGCATGGAGAAGGCAGAAGGAAGGGAACTATTTGTCGGATCAATCGCATATTGACAAATCCTATAGACCATCGCCTAATTATAAGGCATAGGAGTTATCATGGGATGGTTAGATATAACATTAAGCGGCAGTGATAAAGCGTACTTAGGTGCTGCGTTAGGTATAGCCGCTGGTGCTGCACTTGCACTTCCTACCGGAGGAATGTCCATCGGAGCCGGAGCAGCAGCAGGCGCAAGCATTGGAGCTTCTTTAGGCGGCATGGAGGGGCAGAAAGATGATGCTGCCAAAGCCCAGAATGATGCAATTAAAGAAGCTGAAAGAATACGTATGCAGTCTATCGTAAAACAGATGGGCGCAAAGCAGCAGGCAGAAAGTATGTCACTAGCAGGATTAAGAAATTCAAGTACAAATAAATCTAGTTCAGGTGTATCATCTAATCAACAACCGGGATATATCGGTGGTGGGTTAAATACGAGTGCCGGAACATTTGGGCAAGCATAAAGGATAATTATATGGCTAAGGTAAAAATTAAAAAAGCTTATGGAAATTTAGTAGGTGCGAATACTATTAAGTATTCTCCTAATGATGCTTTAAAAACAAATCCTATTCCTATGTCTCCAATTGGTACTATTAAAACTCTTAGTGCTCAACCAGTACCTAAAGCAGATAGCTTATCTAATCAGCAGACAATCATGGAAATGAATAAAGAAAAAGCTAACGCATACGATGAAAGAGTTGGGTACTTTAACCAACCGTCGAATACGTCTGGGGAACAAGTGATTAAAGACATTATGTCTAAGAGAAAAGAAAAAGTAAAATTTAAAAAGAAGTAATTAATGGCAAAGCTATCCTTCGGGGAAGTCTCAGGACTTCGTAACTCTTTACGCAATGATTTAGCAAGACAGCTTCCTACGTGGAGTTTACTGGCCAAGTATATTGCGCCTGAAAGGTTTAAGTATAACCCAGATGATAAGGATAATGGATCTCGTAAAGATAGAAACATTATCAAGAACCAAGCAGGAAGATCGCTGCGAACTTTCGTATCTGGAATGATGAATGGTGCTACCCCTAGAGCTAGACCATGGTTTAATTTGACAGTTAATAATGTAAACAAAGCAAACTCATCGGCATCAAGACGCTATTTTTCTCAAGCTGAAGCAGTGCTTAACTCGCATTTTCAGGTGTCAAACCTTTACAGGATTTTGCCATTAGCCTACAAGGATGTGGGCATTTTTTCAAATAGTGCTTTTGCTATGCTTCCGCATCCACGATACGGATTCTACTTCTACCCATTTGCTATTGGCACTTATGCCTTTGCTTGTGATGCAGAAGGGAATACCAATATGTTTACAAGGGACTTCTCTTTGTCTACAAGACAAGTAGTTGACCAGTACGCTAAATTAACTGCGTCAGGACAGATCGACTTCTCGAACCTTCCTGATATTGTTAAGACAAACTACACTCAAGCTAGATACTTAGAGACAGTAATTCTGACTCAAGTAATTGTACCTAATCCTAACTATAATCCTAACAAACCTTCTATAGATCCTTCTGATAAGAAGTTTCAATCGTATACTTATCTTCAATCTGTTGGAACCAACCTTCCTCCTCAATCATCTTCTGGATTCAGAAATGAGCAAGCAGGCGGTACGAATCAATTTATTAAGGTAAGTGGGTACGATTACTTCCCAGTAATTACTCCAAGATGGGAAGTTGCGCCGGAAGAAAACTATGGAGTTGATGGCCCGGGATCTGTAGCACTATCAGACATCATGACTTTGCAAGAAATGGAAAAGTTTAGACTGGAAGCAATAGCTAAACTAGTTAAGCCTCCAATGGTAGGACATGCTTCTTTAAGAAGACACCAAGCCTCAATCCTCGCAGGCGGCATAACTTATGTTGACGATCAAGGCGCACTTGCTGGATTTAAACCTGCATTTGAACTTAATCCTAACTTGTCTTCATTGATTGAAGATCAAAGGGAATATACTGATTCAATCCGTTCAGCATTTTATGAGGACTTGTTTCTTATGATGTCAGGGCAGGAGTCTAAATCTCATGTTACTGCAGCAGAGATTACAGAAAAAGCTTCAGAAAGAATGTCTACCCTTGCCCCAGTGTTGGGACAATGGGATCAGGATCTATCATCGAAGCTTATTGAAAATGCTCAGATCATTCTTGAGCAGGCAGGGCGTATGCCTGTTAAGCCTAAAGAATTGGAAGGCGAACAATTAAGACCAGAGTATATTTCAATCTTAGCTCAGGCAGCTAAAGTTTCCATGATGAACTCTATTGAGAGATTCGCTAACTTTACTACTAGCTTGGCACAGTCTCAACAAGATCCTGCTTTACTTAAGATGTTTAAAGGCGAAGACGCTATTAGAAAATATGCAGACTTTGTTGCCCTTGACCCTTCACTTATATTAGATGAAAATGAATTTGGACAAGTAAGACAGGCAATGGCGCAACAGCAGCAACAGAATCAGGCAATGGCAGTTCAACAGCAGCAGGCAGCAACGGCAAAAGATTTATCTGATGCCAAGATCGGAGAAGGATCTATGCTTGATTCAATGCTTACAGCGTCAAGGCCCTAATCGTTTTAATGAGGGATAATGGACATTAAAGACAAAATTTCCCAAGGCAGAAGTGATGTCGAATGGGTTACGTCTACTGAACAAGGTAGACGCTTTCTATGGGAAGTGCTTTCCTTCTGCGGAGTCTACCGTGACTTCGAGGGATCTCCAGACGAAATGCTTAAGCAAATTGGTAGGAGACAGGCAGGACTACACTTGTTAGGATTAATAACAGACGCTTCAGAAGATCGTTATATTGATATGATGAGGGAAGCTAAAAATAGATCAATTGAGGAGAAAATTTACCATGACAATGCCAACAGAAACAACAACAACACCAGTAGCAGAGGTATCAGTACAGCCGACATCATCGGAGATCTCCCAAGTTACTCCAGTGGAGACAGCGAAGGTATCTTCTGAACCAGTAGTTGAAACTTCAGCTATTGCTTCTGCAATTGAAACACCTAAAGAAGAAGTAGCTCCTACAGATCCAGTACAAGAATACGAGGAATACGATCTTGAACTTGCAGAAAATTCAAGTTTGAGTGAAGATGATCTTAATGAGATTGCACAAGAAGCATCTCGCCTTAGTCTTTCTAAAGAAGATGCAGAGAAACTTTTATTGTTGAAAGAGAATTCCTATAAGAAAGGATTATCAAAACATGAAGCGGAATACGCTGCTAAGATTCAAAGCGCAAGAGCAGAGATCGAGGCTGATCCTGATTTTATTGGTGATAAAAAACTTGATACTTTTGCTTCTATAAATAGAGCGGTACAAGCCTTCGGAGATCCAGAGCTTATTAAACTTCTTAATACCCCTGAAGTAGGTAACAGCCTTGTAATTGCTAAGTTTTTAAAGAGACTTGGCGATACTATGGCACCAGACACTATGGGAGGAAAGGGAGAAATTTCAGCAAATAATAACGCAGGGAGTGATTCACTTAAGTCTTTATACCCTGATTTTTATAAATAAATCATAAAAAGATATTGACTCTAAACTAATCTGGCCTGATGCTATACTAATTGAAAGCATCAGGACGCTTATAAAAGGAATAATAATATGGCTCTGTTAAATGCAAGTTACCCTACACTACTAGATTTGGCAGCAATGCCGGAGAACAAAGATTCTGCAGATGTAATTAATCTTCTTGCAGCACAAAACCCAATCTTGGAAGATGCTGCTGCTTACGAATGTAACAGAGGCCTATCTCACGAAACTACAGTTAAGACAGGTTTACCTGCAGTAACTTGGGGTCGTTTATATAAAGGTATCCCTGCAGGTAAAGGGAACATGCAAATGGTTAAAGACACAACGGGGTTTGTAAACTCTGCTGCTGAAGTTGATAGCCGTTATGTTGACATCTTCGAGAAGGCTGAAGAAAAAGCTTCTGCTCGTATGGAGATGGCTGCAGATCATCTTGAAGCTATGGCTCAAGAAGCTGCTACTGCAATTTTCTACCACGATTCATCTCTTGATCCTGCTAAACCAATGGGTCTTGCTCCACGTTTCAGTTCTAAAACTGCTGAAAACGGCGCACAGATTGTTGATGGCGGCGGTACAGGTTCAGACAATACTTCAATTTGGATGATTACTTGGGACAAGCGTTCTTGTCACTTGATCTACCCTAAAGGTCACAAAGCTGGTATTGAACGTAAAGATCGTGGATTGATCCCTATCACTGACGCTAATGGCGATCGTTATATGGCTTACCGTGAAGAGTTCGCTTGGCACTTTGGTCTTACTGTTCGTAACTGGCAGTATATTTCTCGTGTTGCTAACATCGATCTTTCTGACCTAACAATCAATGCTGCTACTGGAGCAAATGTAATTAACCTTCTTACTGAAGCATATTACGCTCACAAAGGTCGCAGAACTTCTATGGGTAAAACTTTTATCTATATGAACACTACTCTGGTTAAGTTCTTGGACTATCAAGCTCGTCTTGCTACAAACCAAAACTTGTTCCTAACTTTTGATAAAGTTGGAGTAAATGCTAAAGAAGTTCTTCACTTCCGTGGTATCCCTATCCGTGAGTGTGATGCGATTCTTAATACTGAAGCACGAGTTGTTTAATAGTAGTTTTTAATTTAAAGAGGTTTATATGATTTTGGATAACAATGCAATTTTCTCAGACAGCCAAGCAATCGTTGCAACGGCTGTTTCTACAAACGTATATGATCTTGGTCTTCCGGGCAAAGCTGCTTACGGTCAAATTCAACTTAGACGGGACTTTAAAGATGGATTAGAAATTCCTCTTTTTGTTCAGATCATGGAGTCATTCAATAACTTGACTTCAATCAAAGTAGAATTTGTTTCTGATAATGCTTCAGATCTAAGTTCACCTACAGTTCTATTCTCTGAAACAATTCTTCTTGCCGATGCTTTAGCAGGCAAAAAAATTAACATCACTGAATTCCCTGCAGGAATCAAAGAGCGTTATGTTGGTCTTAAATACACAGTAACAGGTACAGCTCCTTCTACTGGTAAGATCTTCGCAGGAATCGTGGCAGGTGAAGTTCCTCAGCCTTACGTTGGTTAATATTTAATTCATCACGGGTGCGTCTTCGGGCGCACCTTTTTTCTATTGAGGAGTCCTTGTGTCTAAATTAGTTAAAGTTTCAGTTAAAGTTAAAGCAAAACAGCAAGGTTATTACGGCGGTAAAGTACATAACGTAGGTGACTATTTCCTGTTTGAAGAAGAAATCAAAGATGGTAAATTCCCTATTTGGATGGAAGCACCTAAAGATTTTAAATTAGAAAAAGAAGAAGTTAAAAAGCCTTCTGGAAAGCCAGCTTCAGAAATCGTATAAGGTAGGGGGCTGATGTGCTATATAAAAACGATGTTGCAAATCTAGCCCTAGGCCGTTTAGGTGTATCATTAACCGTAATAGACGTAGACACCGACAATACCCAACAAGCTAAAATAATTCGCCGCCACTTTAGTATGTCCCTTGAGACTTTACTTGAAGCGCACGAATGGAACTTTGCTACTCAGCTTCAAGCTCTAGCGTTGCTTGCGGAAAATCCAGTACCTTCATTTCTATACTCATACAGTATCCCTTCTGATTGTCTTGTTATTAGGCAGATCGCCGAAGATGGGATGTTTCCAAGATTTAACCTTTATGAAGATCAAAAACAAAGATGGCATCAGATTTACTCTGGGGCCAGTCAATTAATTTATACAAATGTTTATAGCGCACATGCCAAGTACACGACTAGGGTTCCTGACAGTGCAGCATTCCCAAACCACTTCGGCAGAGCTTTGGCAGCGCAATTGTCCATTGACATTGCTCCTTCCCTAATCACGAATAACTTTGGTAAAGTTAGAGATACGTTAAACGCAAGTGCGAAGAACGACATTTCACTAGGCATATCCGATGACATCAATCGGCAGCCGCTTCTGGAGGATTCACCTAGTCCGTTTATTCGTGCTAGGCTTTAAGCTATGGCATCAGGAAAACAACAATCATTTCAATACGGCGAAGTATCCCCATCCCTCAGATATATGTCGGATGCAGTATCTTATTCAACAGGACTAGCTAAATTACGAAACATGTATGTACGAAGAACGGGTGGCATAAGCAATCGTTCAGGCTTTGAATCAGTAAAGGTAGCTGATTCTCAATACGCTATTCCTGAAGTGGGTGGAAAGAAAGGGGCTAAGGGTTTTACTTATTGGGCACCCTATTTAAAAGAATGGGTAACCCTCGAAGTATACAAATATGCAGAAGATCCTATATCCTCCGTACCAGAAAACATAGGTCTTGTAATTGATGGATTTTCCCCCGTTTCAATATACACACCTAATACTTATGCAGGAAAAACAGAACTAGAAGAATTAAGATTTACTCTCTTTGATGATAGTATGTTTATAACTCCGGGTATAAAAACCTCATATACAGGAAATACTGAGGGGTGGGTAGACCAGAATTATTCTTTAGCCTATGGATTAAAAAAAGGCGTAATAACCCCCTATCTGACTATCCCTACTGGAGTTTTTTACTCAGGTTTCGTAACTCAATCATCTAGCTGCCAAGGGGGAGGCCCATACTTCCCTGTTTCATATTTAATAACAGGTACGTTTAATGACGGGCAAGAAGTAGCTATTTGCCAAAGAACGAACGTAGGGACTGCAGGGGTAGGGGGACTTGCATATCCTACAGCAACAGTACAGAACACTATCACAGTAGTTCTTGATTCTTCATTATCTCAGGATTTAAAGTTTTTAAATTTGTATAGAGCATCGGGGAAAGAAGGAATATCGACATCAATGTACTCTCTGGTAGGCAGACAGAAGTACGCAAAAACAAACGTCATTTCTATTTCAGGAAGAGTATCTTCGGCCTTGGCAAATGGCATAACAAATATTGCAAGCACAACAGGAATAGCAGTAGGGGATGAATTACTACCTAATCCATATTTCCCTAAAGGGACTAAAGTAACAGTAGTAGGAGCAAACTCGCTGACATTAAGCAACTACTGGTCAACATATCTTATACCATTAACAGATTCATTTACCTTAGTTAGAAACCCTACAATCTTTAATGACTTTGGAGCGACAGACGCAAGCATAACACCCCCGATAGATTCATCCTTTATGGGAATAGAAATATCACTACCTAGTTCACCAGATACAATACCTCAACTTTGTGGGGGCAGTGTAGCGGCATACTATCAACAAAGAGCTATTATTGCACTTAGACCCGGAGTAACTGAAGCTACAAAGGTAGGCACTATTCTCGTCTCGAAGATCGGAGCACCTAAGCAATTAAAGTCCCCTATCATTTTTTCAAACACAGAAGCTTTTACAATATCCCTTCCAATTACGGACGGTACTCCATGTGTGGCACTTCTTTCAATGGAAAGACTTATGGCCTTCACATCACGAGGCGTTTACATAATTAGAGGAGGAGAGCAGGGCATACTTACCCCAACTGAGATTAATCCCCTCCTAGTATCAGAAGAAGGATGCTCAAGCACGGTAGAACCTAAGATGGCAGGAAAACGAGGATACTTTATCAATGCTGCCCACACCAAGCTAATGTCAATAGTCTTTGGATCAGATGGAAACATATCCATCGAAGAGGCCTCTATAACTTCCCCTGAACTTCTGGCAGAAGATATAACCGATTTAGAAATAATTACCGATACAGAAAACACAGTTTATCTTCTTAGAAGGGATGGAAAACTTGTTCGTATAACATCTACTGAAGAAGGAGTCCACGGATTCGCAGTAATTGAAACTAAAGGGTATATTGAAAGTATATTTAGAGGGAAAAATAAAAAGCCTTATGTGCATAATTATGCAAACACAGAAGCCAAGGATCGTTATTATGATGTCCTAATGTGCTATGTGATTCGTAATGGCTCTAGGATTCTAGAGCGTCTAAATATCAGGGAGGATGCGTACAAGGAAGGGGAGATGTATGCAGACTGCGGATTTAGTTTCGGTATGCGCCTCTCGGAAAACGGGAGCAAAGGTTTTATAAAGGTAGGGACATCAAACACTGACGCTACTCGCATAAATCTTAAAGCAGCAAACTGGACTGCAGGAAATACTATTGAGATGTGGTGTAGTAACTATATAAATACAGATCAAGCAACCGTTTTAAATTTTTATTACTCTGATGATTTAGGAAAAACTCAGATATTACGATTTAATAAGCAAGTAAATACCATTGGAGTAACCGGGCTTTTAAATACAGAGGCTACAAGAGTAATTGGGGATCTCACTTTTACTTCTGCTTCTGGAGGTTATGCAGACGCAGATCGCAAGAATGATATTGAAATTGAATATCTTTCAGGTGGGATAGCTGGATCAGAAGCGGTCACAGTAACTTCATATAAAATACAAATACGGATACAAGTAGGAGTAAGTACAGCTACTCAAATACTGGCCAAGTTATACGCATCCATTGATGTTTTCGATTGGGTAACGGTAGCAATAACAGGAACAGGTGCAACAGCGCAAGACTTCCAAGGTTCAGCAAAACTTCAGGGTGGATTTGCCAATTATACCGTTAAGTATACAGGTTACAGTGACGTTGACATTCCTACGGCATTGAGAGATGTAGTGGCGCAGGAAGTGGCAGGTACAATAACAGAATACGAAAGAAATAAGAGAGTAACATCTTGGCTTCCTACTTCCAATACAGCGAATTCTTTTGCAGGTAACGATGGACTTAGGTATGCACTGTCCAGTCCTTTAGAGCTTGGAATAGGGGGAGATTTTACAGGTACACCTTTAGTACCTAGTAATAAGATAACCAATCTATTAGGGAATAAAAAAGAAATATCTGTTGGATCTCTACTCCGAGTGGCAGGATACCCAGATATAGTCACCGTAACGGCCATAACATCGACAGAGCTGATAACAGATACAAATTTTACCCATTCAGAAGTTGCATCAGTAGGTATTACAATACTGTACCCGGTATCTGTTTTTGCAGATGGCGAAGTGGTATCCTCCCCACTTAACCCTAACAAACCTGTTGTCTACCTAGAGAAATTTTGGGATAGCGAATTCATAATCTCTCTACCTGACTACTATGCTTGGGGGTATGTAGGCTTACCCTACACCTCGGAGATGGAAACCCTCGATCTTGAGACTGCAGGAGAGCGCACATTAACTGACGCAAACAAGCTTATCAACTCGGTGGGCACAGCTTTTCTTAATACTAGGGGTGGCTTTATAGGTATGCAGGAGCAATCACTGGAGAATATGCAAGAGATTGTAGTCAGGGAAGATGAGGATTTTAGCAATAAAACAGAAAACTTTAATGGCCACATTGTTACACACATACCTGCAGAATGGAATGAAAAGGGCCGTATCAATATTAAGCAGGTAGATCCGGCACCTATCACTGTTTTATCCGTTTACCCTAAAGGAATATCAGGAGATTAATATGGCTTCCCCAATAGACCCAAACTACCGATCAAACAAAATGGAGTTAGCCCCTATCAATGTGAACTTTGAATACAAAGCACCGTCATCTACAGCAGGGGTAGTACCTGTTTCAGACGTATCACTAGCATCAAACTTTAATACGTTTGCCAATAAGACATCATTTAATACAGGCGAGTTATCTTCCGATCTAGGGGTAGTAAAGGCAGGCACTCCCCAAACATCAGCAGACGCACAAATGATCGGGGGACAATTAGCCGCTTTCAAGGAACAACAAGCAGCAGCAGCCAAAGCAGCAGGAACCGCACAACTGGCTTTAGCAGGTGCGTCATTCTTTATAGATGTTATGAATGCCAATTCTTCGTATAATGCCGTAGCAGGTCAGGCGGCACTTAACATAATTCAAACTAAGAATCAGGCGGCAGATGCCATATTCCGTGGACATCAGGCGCAAATGGGCGCACAATCAGAGGGTAGGCAGGCAGGACAACAGGCTTTACTTCTAATGGCGGCGCAAGGGCAAGACCTCAAAAGCGCAGGGGTAGAGAAGATCCAAGGTTCTTTAGAAGCAATGGGTATCATGAATGGAATGCAGGAAGAGATTAATTCAATGAGAGAAGCAATGGGTTTCCAATTAGAAGAAGCTAACTACAAATACCAAGTGGCGCAAGCAGGTATCGCTAAGAACAATGCTATCTTAGGATCAGCACTTAACTTCGGCGCACAAATAGGATCAGCCGCATACACAGGAGTCATCTAATGGGACTCCGATCTCCACAAGAAATAAAACAAACAGCACTAAGACCAGAAGCATCTACGAGATTCCAAGGCGCAGTAGCTCCAAAGATAGATAATACTTTCTTGGCTACAGCATCGAAGGCCATATCTGCAGTGGAAGATTTAAGACAAAAGACCGCAGATAAGTACCTAGTAGAGCAAGAAAAGTTCTTATCTGCAGACGCAGAAAATAAGTCTGAAGAGATAAGACTTAAGTATCAAGGAGAACTTGCCCAACAGAAGGGAACAAACGCCATAGAGAATTCTAGCATTCTTAGAGATAAGATGAGGAAAGACCTAGGGGAATTAGTACAGAAGTATCCTCAAGGATTCCAACAATTAGTCCAAATGAAGGCAGATAAGGCATCGAATAAATACTATGCCTTCCATGTTCCTTATGTTGCAGGACAAGCTAATAAAGTAAAAGACGATACGTATAAAGCTCAGATACAGAACTCTATGAACAACGTAGTGGAAAATTCTGCTAGTGTTGACTTCGTTTCTAATGAAGGTGTTAACCAAGTTGCCTTCCATATCTCAGAACAAGCCGACAGAATGGGGGCAAGCCCTGAATATAAAGATCACCTAATATCGAAGGGAGTATCTGGCACCGTTCTTAAATCCATCGATATGCAATTGAAGTCGGGCGCACACCCTACAGCACAAAAGTTATTTGAAGCTAACAAGTTTAGAATGACTGCAGGAGATGAAGCCAAAGCTCTACAGATGTTTAAATCTGCAGCAGAGAATGAAGCTACTAGAACTCCAATTGATAAGGCCATGAATATCATAGATGAAGTAGGAGAGGACTACGCTCTTGCAGATAGAATGGCAAAAACAATGGCAGTCGATGAGAAAGAAAGAACTCAGATAATGGCGAATATTAAGTCTCACATCAGTATGAAAAAAGAGACTGACTTAATGCAGGATAAAAAAGTAATTGCCACACTTACTGAAAAAGTTAACGTAAAAAGACAAATGCCTACAGTCCAAGAACTTAACCAGATCAAAGACTATAAAGTAAGAAGCGCATTCGCTAAAGCAATTAATGATGGGAAAGGTACTTTAGGAAATATAACTGACCAACAAGTATACGACGATCTTTTAGAAAAGCTTGCAACAGCAACCCCAGAACAAGCAAAAGAAATCAACCTGCCTTCTTACAAAGCTTTTCTTGGATCTTCAGACTATTCAACATTAGAGAAGCTACATGTAGACCTATTTAAGAAAGACACTAGTGGGAAATACAGAGCAAGCCAAAGTGATGTCGGAGCTATACTTAAAGATGTAACAGTTTACGCAGCAGGCAAGAAACTTTCAAGAAGTCAAACAAAAGATTTTAAGAAACTTGCTATGGAAGAGTACAACAGAGTAAGGGATAGCAATCCCCAGTACAACCTTAAGCAGCTAAAGTCTTCAGTCCTTAACAGGCTTTACGAAAAAGGACTCGAAGAGAAGACAGTAACTCATTGGTTTAGCCCTGATGAAAAGAAAGTTTCAGGAGTGGCTAAGTCAGTAGATCCACTTAACGGGTTAAAGATAAACGGATCGTGGAGATCTATGCTATCTAATAAATATCCGTATGCGTCAGAAGAACAGATAGATCAAATGATTATAAACATAAATAAAAAGTTAGGGCCAGAAGCCTTAGCAAAACCAGTATCAATTAAGTAATCAGAGGGAACAATGGCAATCAAAGCTTCAGAAAGAATTATCCAAAAGATTAAAGAATTTGAGGCGTTTGTTCCTAAGCCCGAAGAAGATTATAAGACAGGTAAGACAGCAATTGGATACGGTAACACTCACGTTAAAAGAGCTAACACTACTCCAGAACAAGCTGAAGCCGATCTTAGAAACCACGTAACTCTATTAGAGCAAGAGTTATCAAACAAGATAAAGCGACAAGATCTATCTCAAAACAAACAAGACGTATTGATCGATAAAGCATACAACCTCGGCGTACCTAAGATGAGTAAATTCATTGATAGAGTAAATGCAGGGGATGATGTTGGGGCAGGAAGAAGTATCCCTGAATACGCTTACACTACAGATGCTATTACAAAACAAAAGATACCTTTAAAAGGTTTAGCTAAACGTGCTGCATACAGAGAGCAGTTATGGAATAGCCCCGATGAAACAAACTCGGAGCAAATACAAAAACTACAAGAAGCCCCAGTTGCTACAGAGCTAAACGCATTTACAATAGATCCTTATGTAATGTCTGACATCGACAGGATTGCTACTGAAGTTCTAACTCCTAGTGTTCCCCCGGGTGGAGTAGATAGGTACGCTTCAGTAAGAAGCAATAAGTTTCAAGTTGACGAGTTTACAATGGGAGAGATTGATTCCGTTGCTACTGAAGTTTTAAATACCCCTCAAGAAGCAGCAGTTCCAGCAGATAATAAAGCCGCACTAGATAGTATGGCCGAAATGACAAACGGAAATCCTGCATCTCAATACCTACTCAAAAGATCAGAAGCAGAAAGAATATCTAAAGGTACTGGAGTTTCCTTAATGGAGGCTAAAGCACTATTAGATGAGTATACCCCCGAAGAAATACTTTCACGTAATGCACACGCTATTACCGCTAAACTATTTCCTGCAGTATCAGAATGGGGGAAAGACCAGGACAATTACGTATTGATGAGACAGACAGGTGATACGGTTAAGAAGATCGAAGTTAAAGCCAGAGCACTATCTAAGGATAATGAATTCTCTAAGGCAGGACAACTAGTAGGAGTACAACTTAAACGTGCATCTATCCATGCTTTAATGGCAACAGAGGCTATTGATAAGAATCAGGGCAAGCAAATGCTAAGGGATCTTGATGCAGAGGCAAGAACTTTGTCTCCTGTAGAAAACATCAAGGAAAGAAAAGCAATCGCAGGATACCGTCAAGAAGGTGTAGTAGGTACGAGAGAACTACTTAAAGGAGAAATTCTTAGTGGTGGTATGCAAGCAGCAGAAGGCTACATTAAATACATAGCTTCTTATATATCGTCGCCTAGCCTATACGCACAAGACATGGTTAAGAACGCTGCATCATTTGTTCCTACCATAATTACAATGACGGGCGGTATCATAACTAGCTCAGGTGCAGGGGCAGCAGTGGGCCTACCCATTGTAGCAGCAGGTACATCTCTTACAGGACTACTGGCATTCGGTGGATCTATGGACGAAGAGCTTCAGAAGTTTACCGATGAAAATGGAGATGTTGATTATGATAGAGCTTATGGGGATATTGAATTCCTAACTAAAGCAAGACAATCATCCGTCCTATATACAGGCGTAATGATGGCTTCAGACTTAATCCTAGGTAAAGTTGCAGGCAGAATAGGTACATTTAAGAACCCTATTACAGGACAAGTATTCGCTAAGAAAGGCGTTACCAACGTAGTTAAGAGAGTAGCAGCAACTTCAGCAATCGGTGAAGGTGGATCAGAGTTTGCAGGTAGCGGAGCCAAGTCTGCGTACAAAGGAACCTTCGTACAAGACTTACCAGAAAATACATTTAAGTCATTTGAAGAATCTTTTATGAGTCCGGGTATGGCCGGAGTAATTGCAGGAACTACTGCAACACCAAGGCTAGTACAGAGGGGAGCGAAGAAATTAATAAGTAAGATACAAAGAAATGCCAAGGCAGTAGACGGTGCAGAAACATTAAAATCTACAAGGGAAGAAGTTAAATCTACCCCCGAGACAGCACAGGCCAAGACTCAAATGGCAGATCTAATCGACGAGTCGGTAAGATACAAGGGTAATGCGGAAGACATTTATACCTCTGATACTGAAGCCCCTTCTGAAGGAGAGCTTAAAGAAAAAGCGAAGTCAATAACAGAAGGTACGTTACTCTTCAGCCCAAGTGAATTCGATGCTGCAGTAACAGAAGCAGGCTTCGATCCTGCAGTAATTATCCAAAACTTAAGCCCTGAAGTTCAGCAGGCATATTATGAGAATAGAGAATCAGACGATAGGGTTACAGTTAAAATGGGTGAGTGGGCAACTTTTGCTGAAGATGATGCTCTAGGAGCAATCGACGATATTGCATACTTCCCTGATTCATTTGTTAACGGGAAAGAAGCGAAGCAAGAAATGGCAGAGCTTTCTAAAAACCCTTTAGCTTTTTTAAACGTAGAGCTTCCTCCAACTCCAGATCAGGAAGAAGATGTCCCTCCTCCATTACCACAAGAAGGGGATGTCCCTCCTCCATTACCTAAGAGTAATACGAATACGGATCTTGTTATTGAGCAAGAGGATTTAGGGCCTATACAAATAATTGATCCTACATCTCCTGAAGGAAACATTGTATCAAGACCTATTCAGTTAATATCTAAAGGGCTAAGAAAGAGTGAAGAAGGGGTACTTAAAAAGATAGTTATTGGTATCAAACGTGCAGCATCAAGAAGCAAAGACATCGATGTTAAACACGCCGAGGCTCTAGCTAAGATACAGTTTGACCATCTTAAGTTTAGATCTGAAGTTCTAAATGTACCTCTTAAAGATTTGGCCAACACTAATTACGGAATGATGTCTGATAATGTGTCTATTGAAATAGAAAATGGCGTAGTCGTATCTGTAACTCACGGTAGTCATACTTCAAGTAAACTTCAATCAGAAGACGTAAAAGGTATTACTAAAATTCTTTTAGCTAAATCAGCTAAACTTAATACGGTAATTCATGAACTAGGGCATAACTGGCTACACGATCTCGCAAGAGACAGTCATGTTATATACTCAATATCTGAAGATGAATTAACCGAAGCTCAAAGAGACTACAAACTAGCAATGAAAGATACGGCAGAAATGTTCGGGCTTGAAAGCATGAGGGATTTATATACCCAATCCGATGCAAACATTCTAGCTATCCATGAGAAGTTTGCCCAAACAGCAGAAATGTATTTCCTTGAAGGGAAGTTCGAGAACAACAAATTTAGAATAGTAATGGAGCATCTAAGACAGGGGCTACTAAAGATCATCGACATCGTAGGTAAAGCGTACCCTGAATATAAACCTTTAGGGATTAACCCTAAAGTTGAAAGAGTATTTGAAACAATCCTTAGAGCTTCTACTGCGGTAGAAGATGCCGTACTTCCACTAATAGAAGAACCGATGTTCCCTGTAGAAATGCTAGGGGCACAAGGCCCTAAGTATATGGACGTAATTGCTGCAGTAGAAAGAGAAGCCATTGGGCAAATCTATACTGATTCTATTCTTACACAAGAAAAGCAAAGAGAAGCAGAAGGGATAAGAAGACTCGCTGAGTTTAGAGCAAAAGCGGAAGCACAAGTCGATGAGCTTCCTGCATTCTCACTGATGAAAGTAATGCAGGATAATTATGCCGCCTATATTAAAAATGGGAAGAAAGGTACTGATCCAAGATTTAGTTTCGAGTCTGTAGCTGAATTTCTTTTTAACGGGGATGAAGACGGGGCAATGCTTTTCAAGAAGGCAATACCTACGGGCATTATATCAGGCAAGAAGAAAGGTGGGATGGACATAGGTAACTGGATGGCAGAAGCACGTATCGCAGATCCTAATGAAATGATCGAAGCAATTGCTGAAATGACAAATAGGGAAATGAGAGTAGATGAAGTGGTAGACGGTCTTGTCGACGAGGCTATGCCTTCTATTAAGACTGACGAAGAGATCCATGCCAAAGCTGAAGAAGCGGTGCAGAATTCGGCCAAGCAAGACAGGCTTAACATGGAGATGGATCTACTTGTTAACCACGAGTTTCCTACCCTTAAAGGTATCGCAGCGAAGCTTATCAATCCTGCTAGATACGTAGGATCTAAAGCAAAAGAAGCAATCAAGTCTAAAGCTTTTACAAAAGTAATGAAGTCCCCTGCAGGCCTACTTGTTCCTAAGAACTTACTAGTTAACTCTGACAAACATGGTAGAGACGCATCTAAGTTATTCAAGTCCAAGGCAATCGTAGAAGCTATTGAGAGCAAGTACAAACAAATGATTGATTTTAAAGCATACGAGTATGCCCAGTCGGCGTTTGCTAAAATTGCTAAGACGGATAAATCAGTTAAGAAGATAATGAAATATGCAGGCCGTAAAGAAGCTGCGTCTGCTTATGACGTAGAAGTTCTTAACGAAGGTAAGAGAATCATAATTGAAGCCGTTAACGGCACAGTATCCCCTATGGACATTACTACTTTACATGAGTTAAGCGGTATGAATCCTGACATGGTTAAAGAAATTAACAGCTACATAGACAGCTATAATAATTTAACCAATGGTAAAGGCAGTAAGTTCAATACGGTTCAAGCAAGAATCGCTATGGGTGATTTGCTAAGTAAAGTAATATCCTCTTCACGTAAGGCCAGAGGGGCAGAGAGATCAGAAAAAATAACCCAAGAAGACATCGCAGTAGAAGAACTTGTATCAAGTATGGAAGGATATAACGGCGTTATTGATCTTACAGACACTATAAGGAATGCACCTAAGGCCAGTCTAATAAACGTATATTGGTTATTTGAAGCATTAAATAAAGACTTCTTTAAATCAAGAGCGTTTAAAATATTGGGTAGCTTACGTAACTCCGAAGGTAATACTGCAGATAACAAAAAAGAATATAAGAAAAAAATAGTTGAGCTTTACAATAACGTAGCTCCTCCTAATATTCGCAATGCTAAAGAAGCTATAAAAGCTTTAAGTTCTTTTGATAAAGAAAAAGTAAAAGAAGTATTTGATCCATTCCTATCAAGACTAGGACTTACTAACGATAAGCCTATAGTAATGTCGGGGCTAGGGGTAACGTATAAGAACGAGGGTGAACGTCTTAAAGCAATGCTCCTAATGGGAAGTAATTCAGGGGCGATAAACTACTTAGGGCGTAACACTAATCTAGAGCTTGAGTATGATGTCGAAGGGAATGCCGTAGATGCAGGACAAGTAAACACTGATGTTTATAAGAAAGACATACAGGATGCAATCAACCGTGGGGAAATAACTAAAGCACACATTGACTTCCTTAACGGAACGTGGGCAATTTTCAATGAGCTTCACCCCTTGATGAAAGAGGCAATGAGGTATACCGATAACTACGCTATGGGAGAAATCAAAGCATCTCCTATGGAATTTGACATGAACGGGGAAAAAGTAATTCTTACTGGGGGGTACGCTCCGATAACTGCAGATCCAGACCTTAGCTCTAACACAGGGTCGCAAGACTTTTTAACCCTTGATTCTAACGGTGTATCTGCTCTAGCCCTTAAGCATGAAGGTATTACTAAAGAAAGACGAGGAAGTTCAAAGCCCATCGATCTTAATATCTCTACTCTGCTATCGTACATTAACCACGCTTCGGACATAGCGTACTTAAGAAAAGATATGTCTGACCTTCGCAGAATTCTTATGCGTCCAGAGATCGAAGCCGTAATAGAGAAGAAAGCTCCGGGTGCATATAAGAATGTAATTAAGCCATGGTTTAAAGATGCGGCCAGTCAAGTGTTTACAGAATACTCAGGAAGCTTCCATAACAAAGCATCTAGGTATATGCGTAAGGGAGCGAATACTGCACTGTACTCTTTAAGTATTCCAAACGCTATGATCCAACAGTTAGGGTTTATACAGTCGTACAATAGACTTAAGAAAATAAATGACAAGAACACATCTAAGTATTTGCTGGCAGGGTTTACCCAAGGGGTACTTAGAAGAAAGTCAATGACTACTCCTATAATGGAAAAGTCTGCAGTAATGAGAGAAAGAAGAAATACTTCAATCCTTGAGCAGCACCGATCTATTAGCTTCCTAGAAAATACTCAGGATTGGGTAGGCAATACTCTTCAAATATCTGGGGCAATTGCAGGGTTCTTATCTCAAGCATCTCAGCAATTCGTAGATGAGGTAACTTGGACAGCAGCATACCTTTCTGCCAAAGACACAGATATGTCTGACGATCAAGCGAGAAACGTAGCAGATGATACGGTTATCAGATCGCAGGGATCTATGCTTCCTACAGCTTTAAGCAATGTCCAAAGAGGCACTGACATGGTTAAGCTTGTTATGGCAGCGTCAAACGTAAAAGTAATAACTGCAAATGAAATAGGCCTTTCGCTTTCTTCAGACGTACAAGGCAACCCGATGAAGGCAAAAGTAATACTAGGCACAATTGCAATGAGCGCAGCACTTCCGTTTGTAATTGAGCAGATTGCAAGGAAATCTATTAAAGCAGCGTTCGACGATGAAGAAGACGAAGATAAAATTAAAGCTAGAGAAAGAAAAGAAAATATGTACCTAGCAGCGAATGTTGCCGGAAACATAACAGGGTTAATATACGCCCCTGCAGGCAACGTATTAGAAAGCGTTATAGCCTATAACAATACGTCTATCAGTGCAGGATTTAGCCAACTGGCCAAAATAGGGGTAGCCGGAACAGGGGCAAGAAATATCCTTCGGGGGGTAGACACTTCTGCAAGAGAGAAGAGAGCAATCCTTGACACATTTACTTTCCTTACTCACCGCCCTGAATTTTCAATGGTAGGAAGAATGATGGGGGCCAATGAGCTAACAAAAACTAGTGAGGAACTTGAAGAAGAGAAGTATACTAGGCAATATCAGTTAGAAGATCTTAGAGAAGATCTATATTAATAGGGATTAAAAATGATACCTTTAGGCACCCCGGCTAGGATGGAATACTCAGGCAATGATCTTGCCTTTGTATTCCCTACGAACTTTCCAGTATATGAAGCTGCAAACTTAATAGTTTATGTAACTGAAGTAGCTACGGAAATTGAAACCCCACTCCTCGTCGATGTTGATTATCTACTGACTGGGGTTAATATTCAGAATACTAATGGCGTAGTTACACTGGTAGACATTGGGCAACCATGGCTTACAAGTGGGAAACTTGCCATTGGATATAACATAATGGTGAAGTTCACTGAGCAAGCGTATCAGCCTGCCAAGCTTAGGGACTTGGGGCGATTTGCCCCAGAAAACGTAGAGCGATCTATTGACCGTCACACGATGAATATTATTGCAATTAAAGATGTTGCCGATGATGCTGCGGTCATAGCTCAAGAAGCTTTAGATTTAGCTAATAGCCTTTCGGCTTCACTAGACTCGTCAGGATTGCCTGATGGAGCACTGGCCGGAAGTTTCCTTGAAAGCTTAGATGGCGAAACAGCAGGATGGAAAGACGGGGCATATTCTGGGTTCTCATTAAGATTTGGTTCAGCATTCACAAGCACAGGACTCGACGATACCATAAGAAAGATTCTTAATTTCGGTTATATTCCTGCCACAATTTCATTGTCTTGTTCTCCTGCACAATCGGTAAGGGAGAAAGGAACTACTGTATCTTCAGTTACAATGACTGCAACTACAGTTAAGAAATCGGACAACATAACTTCCGTTACCCATTTTAGAAATGGAGTATTGGTAAACACTGTATCTTCCCCAAATCCTGCCGGGGGATCAGACGCATTCACTGAGTCTACCTCATTTTCAGATAACATGTCGTTCTATGCCAAGGTCTTCGATGGTACTACATTGGTTCAATCTAATACAGTATCTTACCCATTTGTATATCCATACTATTATGGGGCAGGGGTAGCAGGCAAGACTCCGGCGCAAGTTGCCGCATTGACAAAGGCAGTTGTGTCTTCTAACGCAAACTACAACGTGAGTTTTACTTCAGCTAATGGTGATGTTTACTATTTTGCTTATCCTGCTTCTTATGGCAACTTAACATCTATCCTCGATGAGAATGGATTTGAGGTGCTTTCAAGTTTCACTAAGACTGTAGGGAGTATTACTGGGCTAGACACAACGTCTGTCAGTTACAATATTTATGCGTTTAACAATCCTGTTATCGCAGGAACTACAAACTTTATTTTCAAGAGGTAGCCTAGATGGGTATTAATATTACGTCTAACTTTACGATGAATGCTGGTCTACCCCTAGATGATAGGACAGTCGTTGCAAACGTAACTGCCCGTGATGCTATTGCGGCAGGAAGAAGGTTTATTGGGATGACGGTATTTGTTGTTTCAGATTCGCTTAACTACCAACTTGTCGGGGGAGTGTTAAATGCTAATTGGCAGGAATTCGCAGGCGGCGGTGGTGGAGGCGGTGGTGGATACCCTATTGGCTTTACCGATGATACTCAGGGAGAGAACGCTACATTAGTTCCTCTATCTACTCATGTCAGGCTTAACGGGGATGGCTCAGGGAATTGCTCTATCCAAGGAATGACTGCGGCCCCCGAGGGTCAAGTGGTTACTATTTTTAATAATATGGGTGGATGGGTAGAATTTTTTAACGAAGCCGGAACTATCGCTGAGGATGGATTCTATCTTCCTAACGGATTTATATTGGTGCAAGAAGCATTTGCATCGTTTGTATATGACGGTGTAATGACAAGATGGATGCTTCAGTGTACTTCTCCTAGTAATCGCATTCAATCAAACGAAGTTTTAATAGGTACTGCCACAGGATCGGACGTATTAATTACTGCCTTGACGGGGGTAGATCCTCTTGGTGCTCCTCCTTACTTGGCATTTGATACTTTCAGCGCACAGTGGATGTATAATAATGGAAACGGTGCGGCACTAGAACCAATGGGATCTCCAAGTGGAGTGACAAAAGAGCCTACAGGGTTCCCTAATAGAACAGATTCGGTGATGACGTTTGATGATGTAACTAGAGAATTTGCTATTGATCCAGTAGGAACTTCTTTTGATGTGTATGTCAAAGGGCGTAAATATATTAGATCAGGAACTCAATCAGTAATCCTGTCAAACGATTCAGGCAACCACTACATATACTTCGATGTGGATGGGTCTTTGACATCTACAATAATATTTGATCCTTCTCTGTTTGAGAACAATGCCTTTGTCTCTATAATTTATTACAACACAAACACTAGCACTCATTCATACTTCGCAGATGAACGTCATGGTCTAGTAATGGACGGGGTTACTCACGGATACTTGCATACAGTATTCGGGGCTAGATATATTAGCGGTCTTGCATTACAAAATTTTGAGATAGATGGAACTGGAGATTCAGGAATAGAAGCCCAATTCGAGGGGGACGTAGGTTCCATTAGAGATGAAGATATACTAATATCTCTAGATGCTAGTGCCTATATGCCTGTTCTATTTAGAGAAGGCTTACAATGGAGAAAGAAGACAGCAGATGCCTTCCCTGTTATTTATAACGGGACAGCAGGATATACTGGAACCAGACTTGCCTATAATCAATTTACTGGCGGTGCTTGGCAGCTTACAGAAGTCACTAATGGCGATTTTGTACTTTGCCATGTGTTTGCTACCAATGATTATGAAAATCCTTATGTGGCGATCCTAGGGGTTAATTCATATACAACCACACCTTCGGCAAGAGCAGCAGCAGAAACAGAAATATCTTCTTTAAGTGGATTACCCTTTGCAGAATTTGTAGCAGTAGGGACAGTAATTTTTCAAACTAACTCGGCATATACCAATGCCCCTAAAGCAAGAGTACGTTCAGCAGCAGCAGGGGAAAACTATGTTGATTTCCGTGGTGAGCAGCTTTATACCCCGAGTGGTATAGCTACTTCTCATAGCCTTCTATCTAACCTGTCTAGTGATGACCATCCTCAGTACGTCAAAAAAGCTGGCGATACAATGACGGGAACTTTAGGAGGGGTAGCCCCTACTCTTCCAGAGCATCTAACTACGAAGCAATATGTAGACGATGCTATTTCGGGAGGAGGAGGAGCCTCCCCGTATGTAGCGAAAACTGGCGATACTATGTCAGGGCCTTTGGGGATTGAAGACGTAGACAATTTCACAAGCTATTCAACGACTCAGATTCAAGTTGCTAGTAATTTAAATGATAACAACTCTTCATTGAGAGTAGATCATTTGGAGATTTCCGGAACAGTAGGAGATTTATTTAAGCAAGCTCACGTGTACCAAGATTCTATGGGAGTAGGCAGGGACGACAATGTTAGTGGAGCATCGTGGAGAGCCTCAGTTAACCATAATGGCATAACTTTAGTAGAAAATAACGGATTGGGCGGCGGCCCGTTTGCCCCTCTTCCGGCCACTCCTTTTCACCTTACGACTAAGAGATATGTTGACCAACAGATAGCAGCAATAGCAGCAGGTATTGTTCAGCTAGAACCATTATCATTTACTGCACAGTACGGATATATCCATATTATTACTGACGCTATAGGTACGGTTACTCTCCCAACTCCAGTAGCTAACGGGAAGATAACATTAAAAGCATCTCCTGTTTCTACTCCTATACAAGTAGTTAGAGCAGGGTCGGAAATGATTGACTTTGTGGCCGACGACTATTGGGATCTTCAACCGAATCAAACTATTGTTCTCGTAACTAACGGAACAGACTGGTATTTAATTTAAGGAGTAGATATGTCATATACAGGTAAAGAACCTAAGTTCGTAACACAACCCTCTTACGATAACTCGGAGAAGGTTGCCACTACTTCTTACGTACAAACTGCACTAGCTGAAAACTCTAATATCGTATTTTCCGATGCGGTTAACCAGACAGAATATGTTGCTAGTTCTGACGGATCTACTTTTGCTTTATGGAAGGGAGAGCCTAGAGACAAGCTTGCTAACTTTACTCTGGCCGGATTTCCTGTTAGTGCTGTGTGGTCGCCTAATGGAAAGTATATTGCGGCGGTACATGCTACTACCCCATTCATATCAGTTATGCGAGTGGACTATGCAACAGGAGTAATGACTAAACTTCCTAACCCTGCAACTCTTCCTGCTGCTGCTCCACTTGATATTATTTGGAGTCCTGATGGAAAGTGCATGATAGTTACTTTGTCTGCTGCTCCTTGGGTATGGACATATACCATGGACTACGATGGTGAGACATTTACACGGGCCGGAGTTCTCCCAACAATGACGGGTCAAACGGGGGGAGGCAGAGGGTCGATCAAAGCCACAAGCGACAATCAATCATTTGTAGTAAGGTGGGGAGGGAAAACCGCCCCTTATACTATGGTTACTAACCACAGCATAAACACTACGACTGGGGCAATAGCATACAGGGACAATGCAGAATTTAGTGCATCTACCAGTCAGGTTTGGTCTATAGGCCTTAACCCTGTAACAAACGATTTAACAGTACACAGCAACAACCCAACATCGGGGGATATTAGATTTTTCTCATACGATATGACCACTAAATCTTTTACCTATAGATTTACGGACACTGTACTTCCTGCTTCTTCTACTATGCAAGTATGGAATAAGAACGGAACTGTTCTGGCCATTACCGTAACTACATCCCCCGGTCTTATCTGCCTTAGAGATTTAGACGCTTCAGCATTTACTTTTGATTATCTTACCTTCTCGGGAACTACGAGTGTGTCATCAAGATTAGGCATAGGTTGGCATCCAGATGGATCTCATTTTGTATGTAGTTCAGGAGGGGTGGCACTTCCTCAGTCCTTTGTGTACAGAGTCGGGTATCCTTTGGCTTACACAGTAACAAGTATTGGGGCAATGATTCCTGCAGTTTCTTCTACTGATGGAAGATCGGTGGAGTATTCCCCTAACGGCAGGCTAATGCTATTCACACAATTTTCTCTTGCTGCCATTCAGCTATACAGAGTTAAAGGATCTCCTAGAATTTACAACCTACTTGAAGGGGCATAACACCCTGCTTCAATTAACCTTCTAGTTGTGTAGGGTATAAGTATGCAATTGATTTTAAGTTGCTCATAGCTTATGCTTCTAATGTGATACCATTTGGGAGGGGTTTTGATGGAAATTATTAGAGAGCTTCGAGACGCTTCAAATGCTCCGATTGTAGATATGGATGCTAGTTGGACTTCTAAAACTTACCCTATGGGTGATAACCTACACCTTTGTATTCATTTATTTTGGGATAATGTTGCGCCTATTGGGACTGTGATATTGGAATACTCTGGAGATCCTGAAGCAGCAGTAGCGGCGGCAGCAGGGGATACCCAAGATGAAGCGGTTAACTGGGTAGCTAAAGATGCTACGATCGTCGATGGTTCATATTCAGATCTTATGTATTTAGACTCTAATTTACCTGTAGCATGTTTCCGACTTAGGTTTGTTCATGTGTCTGGTTCAGCCAACCTGCAAGCATTTATTGTTCGTAAGCGAGGAAGATAGATGGCTATTTTTGTAGTTGATTTTAGACCGGGAGAAACTGCAAAGGGAGATCCCGGGCCTGCCGGATTGCCCGGAGCTGATGGGCCTGCCGGATTGCCCGGGCCTCAAGGCGAGTCATACCAAGAAACATTCGAGTCAGTTTCAAAGAATATTAAATCGTGGAATTATTCACTTAACTATACGTTAGGTGCTTTAACTTCAATTGTTTACACTGACAACATTAGTACAATTACAAAAACATTGAACTACACATTGGGTAAATTAACTTCAATTGTTTTGAGCGGCGATACTCCTAGCGGAATTACTTTAACTAAAACTCTTAACTATACGGGCAGCAATCTTTCAGGGATTGTTTACTCATAAGGTGATATATGGCAGCGCAAACGCTCACAGATGTAACTCGAAACTATGATGATGCTGCTATTGCAGGATTATTGAATGGTGAAGCAATAACTATAAATAATTCAAACTTAATAATTAACTCAGACTCAAGATGGGGGCAGCAAGCTGCCGTACTTGGTGCAGTGACTATTAGTGCGACCTTAGGTGGGACAGTCACTCTAGATGGGCGTGACGTTTGGTGGATACCATTCGATGCTTCGAGTGGTGTTGTGCCTGCTCTCGGAACGGCAGGAGTAAATGATGTTACAGGTTCAGCCGCAGGGATTGGAGAATTCCTAGGTGTCTTTCCTACTACCATGCTCGCACCTCTCACAGCAGGGGCAGCAATGCCTACTTCAGGCTTTATCAAGTTAAGAAAGAAAACAGTTTCGTTCGTAGATAACGAGGTGATGACATTCACTGGTGGTGCGACCGTCACTATTAACTCATCAACTGGCGGTCAAGTTGGATGGATTCATGCAGTAGGGGCAGAGATCGGGACAATCACAGTACCTCGACTTGGAAAGCTCACCTCTATCGGAGACTATTTCCAACTTGGTGTAACAAACGGTGCCGACGATCAGACTTTCCAATTCCCTATCGCAGATACTTGCCCAGCTTTTCAAATGGAAACGGCAGTAGGTTCAGGCGTTTACGAGTGGTGGCTTTGTTCTGGCGATAGATGGGGAACAGCTACTCAATTCGTTTCGACTGATGAGCGTGGCAAATATTTTGGGATTGATAAAACCACGGGAGTCATCACAATAGCTCGTCGTGCTTCAAACGCTTGCGGATATAAACCGATTAGTGGTTTAAAAGTTAGAGTCCCGAACATCATTACGTCTAGTTCAACATCGGCAAACTGGACATTGAACACAGTCAACGCAATCGCGGCGACTCGTTACGATTTGACAACTACAGGCGCAGGGGAAATTGATATTCAAAACATGACTGGAAGTTGGTTTATATCACCAGTAAGTGCTTTCAGTGTATTAGTTAAAAACTCAGCACTCCTAGCGGTCAACCTTACAAACTTGGCACTAAGATCGACTTTGGAAAATATCGGTTTCGGGATTGATACTTCAATTGACTTGAACGCCTTTATCGCATCGGGTTTATTTTCTGGTTTAACAATTAAAAACTGTAGGGCCGCAAGATATTCTTCCGTTGGTTCAGGCGGTTCTGTTTTTACTATTTCAGACACTATTTCTCTTTTAATTGAAGACACTCAGTTAGAATTGTTTGGGGCACTAGCTTCAACCGATCGAGGTATTACCACTGCAAAATCTCTTGCATTGCTTAGGTGTTCAGACGTTGCGATCACTAGACTCGGCGCAATTTGTGGAACTTTAAGCGTTGGAACTTCAACCGATGTAGTGATAAGTGATTATAAATTCGCAGAAAAATTAAACGGGACGACAAGCGCATTAGTATCGGCCTACGCAGTAGAATTTAACGCATCAACGTCAAAAGTATTCATGGACGGGTACTCAAGTCTTTATCCTTCTATTCCAAACATTCACCCATACTTCGGAATTGTTACTTGCACGGCCGTTAATGATATTGAGATTAGAAATATCGGAACACCTACGGCGAGAATCGAGGGAGGAACAGTTAACGCAATGGCGATTTTCTTCGCAGGGTCAACGGCAACAAATATAAAACTAAGAAGATGTTATTTTCAAAATCTTAGGACGGGGCTTTTCACTGTTCCAAACACGGTTCAAGGCATGACGATTGAAAACGTTTGGGGTGACGGAAATGACGCAACAGTTTTTTCTGGATTAGCTGTTACTCCCAAGGGTGGATATTGGCTCCCGTCCAATGGTGTATCAACTGCGGTTTACGGAACTCATGTAAGTGATTGCTTCACATCAAACGATAATGGAAGATTTCAATTTATGTGCAATGAAGCCTTAGCTTCAACTACGGATCAGATTACCATAACAGCAGGGACTCCGAGATTCAGTTCTGCCGGAACGGTTCAAATGCCTACCGTTGGCGATCAAGTAACGTGGACTATGCCATACTTTGCCATCGGTCACACTGGCCTTGGCGGTCAAGCTCTAACATCGGTTATCGGAATCAACCAACCAAGCATGGATTACGATTACCAGATAGACACTGGTGCAGGATTTTCCACATGGAAACAACTTGTAACCTCTAGAGCAAGGGCTTCTGGCGGTGGGATTGGAACTAATTTTATCACGATCACTCCCGTAGTAGGAAGCCGTGACCCTCAGATAGGTGACTACGTTGGAACTTTTGCAGGGGCCTTACCGGCCGGAACAACAGTTACAAACATCGTCGGAAATACAATAACCTTTAGTGCCGCTTTCACTATCACATCGGGTGCAGGGGTCTTCTTCTTTTTCTGGAACGCCATCGAAGTAGAGCCATCATTCAGTGCTGCGACAGGAGTTAAGCTTAAAGTAAGAGCAACAACCATGATTGCTTCTCCGACGAATCAGGTGAACTTGATAAACGTGGTAACGAAAACGAACGTGACTGACCAACAACTTCAATATCCATTCCCTGTTACTCAGAATGAAGGGAAGGTTTCAGGAATTGAGGCTGGGTCAAGAATCAGAGTATACAACGTGACAACTGCCACAGAAATCACTAACGAGGTTATCGCTGGCACTGAGTGGACGTTGTTGTATGATGAGGGAAGTGAGTTCACCGATGAGGACGTAATCGAAATACGCTTGGCGTGTACTGGTTGCTTGCCGTTATTAGTAACAACTCTTGCCACAACAACAGGTTGGTCTGCACTAGCAACACAAACTATGGATACTGTTTACAATGATAATGCAATCGACGGGGCGACCGTTACCGAGCTTAGTGGTGACTTTCCAAACGTACATATTGACTCTAATGACGCTGATGGAGAGACTACAGTGCAGCGTGTATACGCATGGTTCTCGTATATTCAGACAACCTCAACAGGTATTATTGATTTCTTCCAAGCCATGCTTGCAGAGGATTCTGTAAACTATAGAGTTAGAACAAGTATTGCTAATCTTAAACTAGACAATGTTATCTCTACTCCATTAATGGTAATTGGAGGAAGACTTTACCGTGATGACGGAGCAACTGTTATCGCTGCGACTTCTAACTCAATCCAAATTGATCCAAGTAAGGCTTATGCTGTTGAAGTTGGCACATCTGGACTAACTCCTACAGAGTCTACAACTCTAGCAAAATTGAATACTCTAACTGAAGATGTTAGCGGTCTACGCTTCACAACCAAAGCACTAGAACAAGCACCTTCTGGCGGCGGTTCATCTTTGACAGCAGGGGATGTTTGGTCTTACTCAACAAGACTTGTAACAAATACAATCCCAACTGCTGCACAAAACGCAACAGCAACAAGATCAGAACTTGCAACAGAGCTAGGAAGAATCGATGTCGCAGTATCAACTAGAAATAGTGTGGCCCCTGCGAACTCTGACATTGCAGCAATCAAGGCTAAGACTGATACACTTGTTAACACTGACTTAACAGGGATTGCTTTAAGCTCAGAGATTGTAGAAGTTAAAAAGAATACTGACTTGATTCCGGCAACCATATAATTAAAGGTGTACTATATGAAAGCATTACTCCAACTTGTAAGCCCTTTAGTTAAAGCATTGTTCTATGTGGTAGGAGCTATAGTAACTGTAACTTTGACATCTTACTATGGCATACAGAATATCGCTAAGTCCGAGGCTACTGTTATGGAAGAGAAGATAATGGCGGTGCGTAATGCAGACTTCCAACATATCAATGGACGATTCGATAAGACAGATGAGAAGCTAGAAAGAATAGAGGTTCTAATAATGGAACTTAAACGATAGGGGACACTATGTTAGGTACAGAAAAAATTGAAGCAATTTTAGACGATGTTAAAGAATTAGTAATCGTGGCCAAGAAAGTTAAGCTTGACGGTAAAGTAGACGCAAGTGATTTAGTTCATCTAGTAGCTTTACTTCCTAAGCTTGGTAAGTTCATCGAGGATTTCAAAGCACTCGGCGAGGCTGTAGAAGAAGGGAAGGACATCGATGTTGCAGAGATCGTGTCTCTTGTTCAGGCAGTAAGTAAAAAAATTAAAGAGATTGAGCAAGCTTAATGACACAAACTATTGCTCTGTTACTAGCAATATTTAAAGCGGTTCCTACCATAGAGATATGGTGGGAACGTCTTGTTACCCAATACGTAATACTTAAAGGTCTTCAGATTGCTAAAGAAAATAAAGCTGCTATTGTCTTAGCACTTAAAGAACAGGATCAAAGAGGGATAGAAGATGAAGAACATTCAGGCAAGCCTTCGGGCGTTGGTACTTTTCGCCCTTATATTCCTGGTATCGTGCGTAACAAGGAAAAAAATTAACGCCTACATCTGGCTTAATAATTCCCCAATACCTTCAGAAATTTGTGAACGTGAACCTTCTCTTAAAGATTATGGGCTTTACCGTAAGCTTAACAGTGGGGGCTTCGAGTTTGTTAGCTTCTGTGACTCTACTGCTAAAGACTTCTTCTCTATGTACAAGACTGACTTTGAGAGGTTGATGAATGGACAACAAGAAAAAGACTCCTCAGCTTCCATCAAACGATAGGCTTAAAAAAGAATCTTTAGAAAGGCTTATCAATCAGTATCATCAGGCTATAGCTGACTCTAATACTACACAAATAAAATTAATAGAGAACGTACTTAAAAGACTTGGTTACACTAAGTTTAAGAAGTAAACTTTTAGGGTATCAACTACTATCAAGGACGCATAGTGGGAAAAAATAGCCGAGTCCTAGTCATATCCGATCTTCACGCACCTTATTATCATCAAGATACTATTCCTTTTTTAACTGCGATTAAGACATTGATTAAGCCTGACCGTGTAATCCTGACAGGAGATGAAGCAGACTTCCATTGCTTAAGTTTTCATGACACTGATCCTGATCTTCCTTTCTCCCCCTCTTCTGAATTACTTACGGCAATCGAACATCTTAAACCTATATACGAATTATTTCCTAAGGCAGATATATTAGAATCGAACCACGGATCTATGGCGTATCGTAAAGGTAAGCACCACGGGATACCAAGGCATCTATTAAAAGATTATCGAGACGTACTTGAAGCACCTAATACTTGGAAGTGGCATCCTGAACTTACGATCAAGTTATCTGATGGTCGTGAGTGTTACTTCGTACATGGTAAGAGCGCAGACGGATTGAAACTTTCTCAGTCGATGTCATGCAATAGCGTACAGGGGCATCACCATTCCGTATTTGAAATTAAATACTTTGGGAATCATAAAGATATTTTTTGGTCAATGGTTGTGGGTTGTTTAATAGATGATAAGTCTATGGCGTTTGCTTACAATAAACTACAGTTAAAGCGTCCTATAATTGGAGTGGGTTTAATTTTAGATGGGCAACCTAAGTTACTTCCAATGATATTAAATAAAGAAGGTCGTTGGATACGGAAGATAGTGTGAAGGTTAAATCATTCTGCCTTTACAATCATAAAGTTAAAGTATCTTATGTTAAGAAGATCCGTGGTGGACTGCTAGGGGATTGTGAACCTAGCACTATGAAACTTAAAGCAGTAACGCACCACAAGAATGAGAAGCTTAGTGACTCCGCAGTTGAGCATAATAGATGGCACGAACAGGTACACCTAATGCTATACTTTATCGGAAGACTAGATCTATATGAGGACGAGGCATTCGTGGATTCCCTTGCCGGAATGCTTGCACAATACGAGGCATCAAAAGAATGAACAACGACAAACTAGAAAACCTTTTAATTAAACATGAAGGCCTTAAGCTTAAGCCGTATAAGTGTACTGCTGGAAAGCTAACCATAGGTATAGGCCGTAACCTACAAGACGTAGGGATCACTGAAGCAGAGGCTAGGATGATGCTTCGATATGACATCGAGGTGGCAAGAACTCCCCTCCTAAAGTATAAATGGTTCACCCAACTTAATGACGTACGTAAAGACGTAGTAATTAATATGGTATTCAACATAGGGTTGGGTAAGTTTCTTAAGTTTAAGAAAACTATTCTGGCCTTGCAAGAACAAGACTATGAAGATGCTGCATTTCAAATGACTGATTCTGAATGGGCAAAGCAAGTAGGGGACAGGGCAGTAGAGCTTGCCGCCATGATGCTACTTGGTAAATATCTAAGGTAGCTTGCTAATTTATTATTGTCTGTTAACATTACCTAATGTACGATTTATTTGATGGCTGCAGCCGCATCAAAAAGTCTCATCCCCTCAATGACGATTCTTCCGAAAGGCTGCAGCTATCTTTTAAATTAGATTATCCAATCCCAAGAACACATCTTTAGCCTGCCACAAAATACCTAGGGAAGAGTCGTGCCTTTCGTAGCCTAAACGTAATAGAGATCCTTCTATACGTGTTACTACTGCGCCTGTCAATCCTCTTGGAAGATACCCTGCTGCTTCTAATCTTCTGTATATCTCCGTCGATGTCCACGTTTTACCTAGTGCAGGAATTATTTCTTTTATAGGTGCCATTAATGGATCTGAAATAACTTTAGAATCTACTACGCTATCAAGCATTTCAGTAGGCATCTCCCAGTATTTATACCCATCATTAAACATGGCTATGCCTTCTGCGAATAGTTGATCCCTATCTGCTTTAATAAGTCCTAGCTTTATAGACTTAACGTGTGAAGGAATTTGTATTGGCCAGAATCTTCTTACCCCCATGGAGTCTTTAAGATACCTAGCCGTATTGGTGGTGCCTACAAATACAAATCCCCGTAGACTTCTCATTGCTTTCTTAGCGTACAAAGACCTAATGTGGTCAAAGGGTTTGGATAGGAAACCTTTAACCTGCTCAGACGATTCGCCTACAATCCCTAGTAATTCTGGAAGCTCTACAATAACTGACTGGTGCATAGCTCGTAGAGTATCAAGATCTTTAAGCGCATCTTTCTTGGACGGTGCGTAAGTATAGTCCCCTCCAATAGCTTGAACTAAAGATGACTTATAGATACCTTCGTGCCCTTCGATGACTACCATTGAATCGAACTTGCATCCGGGTTGAAGTCCTCGTGCAGATAGAGATACCCAAAAGTTTTTACTTACTAGTCGGGTGTATTCAGAATTTTCAGTGCCCACGTATTCAGGAAAAAATTTCTCAATCCTCGACACTCCATCCCAGACAAGACATTTAAGATATTCTTTGTGCGGATCTGTTTGTCTTGCAGCCATAAGTATATCCAAGCCTGCTGCGACAGAAGATCGTCTGAACTTTTCCATTCCAAGCCCATAGGCAGGGCTTTGGATAAGGGGCATAAACAGATTGACCAACTCGGAGTCGGAATGTGGTCTGCCCTTATAGATGTATAGGTCGGTTCTAATGTCATGGTATAATGTTTTATCATCGAAGATTGCCCCTAGTAGTGCTGCTGCATTTGACTCGGAAGCTTCTACTTTAATGCTTCCATCTTTGTTCCATCCAATCTGCACTTTAGATTTATCTATGATCTCTTGTGTGGTGAATGGGGTTTCAATTATTGGTGCGCCTTCTCTCATCTGTATTTGTTTGATGATTGATAGGATTGACCCCGGCCCGATGGCCCCATGCTTATCTGCTCTTGCTACCATTTCTCTAGCTAGGTTCTCGTCTCCTACAGAGTAGCCTTTATTCATCGTCCACTTAACAGCAAGCTCATCTAATAGTTCAGGATCTTCTACCCCTGCTTTCAAAGCGAAGAGTCCATCTCTCCACTCAGGTCTACTTAATGTTCCGTTAGTTTGTACCCACTCGATCTTATTCTTTAGCTCTCTTAACTGAGCCTCAGAGAATGGTCTATGCAGGGTTAATGAAGGAGCACCTGTTGTTATGTCATAGGTCTTAACGCCTTTACCTGCATTAAGTTGTGCCATATACATAAGCAAACTGGGAGGAGCAACCTCGATGGTCTGTATGTTTCCGAACTCGATGCTGTACCCTGCTGAAGGGGGAGCACCTGCCCATCCATTCCATTTAATATCTACGCCTGCTGCTAGTTCTGCCGGAGGAGAAAATGTATCAGGATTAACAGACACAGGAAGCTTAAAATAGAAGTGGTATCCACCTGTAGGAGTCCTTACGGTATAGGTTTGCGGTATCCCATTATCTTCAGTAAACCTTAGCCAGAATTCTCTACCATCTTTCTTATGTGTAGGGCCTGCAACGTCTACGTCTACGATAACTATATTGTTCTGCCTGCATGGGATACCGATAGCAGGAGATTTTAAATTACATAACTCTCTGTAGCTGAATGTATTAACCTGATTACCTTCGTAGTCATGAGAGATTTTAGTTCCCTCTACGAACCTGATAGCTTTTAAATCTTGCACAAGTGTCACCTTTGCTTATGGGTTATATTAAATCGTCTAGTAATGCAGAACAATCATTAGCCATGGGTAGTGCTTGTGCTTCCACATAGGGCAATGACTTTCTTTCTAATGGAAAATCAAATGTTCTAAATGGAAGCTCAAGGCCGTACGCAATTTCCAGAAGGGTGACTAACTTCGCAAATGGCAGTACGGCCATGGCTTCCATGTTGTTACCTTTAGTAACAAGCACTGGAATATCGTTAGGATCTTTAGATCTTATTTCGTTTATCTTTCCAATTGGACAGTAGACTTGATTGCGTTTGCACTGGATTTTAATCCTGTCTGTATTCTGAATATCAACGCCAATATTATTAGAAGATTGGAACTCAAGCATACGTTCAGCATCAGGGAAAATATGGCCAAGTTGATTAGCAATATCTCTTTCAAACTGTTTACCTTTCTTATTTCCATTAATCTTTTTCTTTGGTTTAGATGATGCTGTCGAGCTTACTTTCTTCATTGTCCATCCCCTCTATGATGTCGTTAATATTCATCCCTAAAATTTCAATCATCCAAGCGGCATGGTGAAGAGAGCATACGCTTCCGTTCTCAATGTACCTGATAGTTTTATTCTGTTCGCCTGATAGTTTAGCAAGCTGGGCAATACTAATGTTCCTACGCTTCCTAGCATAGGTCAATGCCTTGCCTATCGCTTTGTAAAATGTTTCTTGTTGTTCCTTAATCATTTCAAATACCTCACTCCCACTTTTAAATCCGCTTCAATTTTCATATCGCACCATGATGGATTGACGCACATCAGCTTAGTAAATTCCTCATCCCTTCCTGCTTCTGCTTCCCCCCATAGTTCATCGTGTATGCAGCCAAGGACATCGAAGCCTGATTGTTCTAATCTCCACATAGCAGGAACCATAAGATCCCTTCCAATAGCAGAGCATATATTTTCTGTAAGTAATCCACCGTATACATAGTCGTAACTAATTCTTCCGCTACCCTGATCGGCGAGGTATTTAAGCACTGTCTTAATGCGCTTAACTTTATAAGTGAAAGGTATCCCCTCCCTCATTTCAACTACGTCTTCTTCTACTTCTTCTTGGGTGCATGTAGCCTTGTGATAATAGAGATAAGATCCTGAAGGTAGTCTTATCTGAACTCCTTTCCAAGGGGACTGCATAGGCATGATATGAACCTTGCCATTGCATACCGAAGAAGACTCGCCGTATATCGCTTTTCTAAAAGAGTCTTGAAGGTCTGCCCATAGTTGAACCACTACTTTATACTTACGTCGATAGGCATTCACTACTTGCTTTGCCATTTCATCCGTGAGCATGATGCCTGTATCTTTATAAGTTTTTTCTTTAAAGCTTTTCCATCCTGCCCCATACCCACAAGAAAGGTTAGCGGTCTTTCCTACCTGTCTTTCTTCTGAGTCTTTAGATATTTCAGATATGTCTTTGCTGTAAATCTCTGCTGCCATTTCTTCATACCACTTTTTAGGTATGTCCCCTATGCCCGTTAGCCAGAACAGTACGCATGGTTCTACTTTAGAAAAGTCTCCGCAGTAGAATAGCTTTCCTTCTGATGCTACCCACATACGACGAAGTAAATTCTTTACGAATCCTACTGGGTCTTTAAGCTTGGGCCGAACTGATCTGACGTAGCCTGCTAGATCTCTAATGTTAAGATCAAAGTCTAACTTGTCATCCTTCTTGTCATCCACTCGGGGGAAGTTTTGAATTTGTATCCCTCTCCCGGCCCAACGCTTTGTCTGTGCAAAGTGGTATGCCAAGATACCGTATACCCTGCCCATAAACTCTTGTTCTATAGCGCATGTTAGTTTTGATATAGAAGTGGAGCCTGCAAGATCTTTAATTTCTAATGCTCTCTTTACTTCTCTCGGTACAAAGTGAGTAGCTGCAAGCATGTCCCTGACTGTATCTGCCTGCATGTCCTGTATGTTAGGATAATACTGCTGAAAGAACTCCTTGCATTTAACAGGGGAATTCATCGTGGTTTTATACCCCACTAGGTAATTGAACTCGTCTATTAACTTAGGCTTTGCTTCCTCGATGATACTGTTAAGTTCTTTAACAAGATCCATGTCAACGGCAAGGCCCCTAAGATTTCTTCTAAACGTCCACTCCCATGCGTATCTTTCAGGTTCAGGAAGGGAAGGTATTATGTAGTATGCGTCTCTTAGAATGCGAGTATCCATGATGCCATAACGCTCAAAGTGTACGTACTCTTCCTCAGTCAACTCGTAGAAAACTCCCTTAGCATTTGGCTTACATGACTTAAGCATTAACCTTCTACCTTCCTTGTCTTTTGAATAAGGAAAGTTAAGCATGGCCGCAATTGATTCAAGTGAAGCACCAACCCTATAATGACAAGCTATTGCCATGAGGTCATCGATGTTCTTTATGTCTGGTCTTTTTAAATTAGGAATAAGTTTATTTAGAACGCATGTCCAGATAAGGTAATCAAATGCCACGTTCTGCGCTACGAATCTGTACTTCTCTGGGTGAAGTCCAACATCTATTAACTCTGCAGGGATTGGCTGTCCCTTTCTCCATGCTTTTATTGTACCTGTTCTTCCAAAGCACCATGTAAGTAAGGTTGCTTCTGTTGAAGGGTCAGTAGCATATTTAACGGAGCCAACTTTTTTAAGGTCGGCTCGTGATCTAGTTTCAAAATCAAAAATAAAATCTATTAGATACATTCTATTTATCCCACTCAGCAGACATCATCATGTCGCCTTCACTAGGGCCACCATGTTCAGGTTCTTTCCATACGTCATGTTCTTCTTCTACTTGAGAATCCTCAAGATCTACTTCCATGAACGGATCTCGGGGGCCATTCTCATTTAGATCAGTAAGATTTTCAGTCATACTTTGAAGATCCATCTTAAGTATTTGTAACTGTCTGCACTTCATAAGGTCACAGCTATCAAAAACAAGTGGAGTTAATTTTTCAAGAAGCTCTACTGCTGCATTTAGTTTTGATACTACTGTATTAAGATCATATTCTGAGGTGTTTGCTAAGATATTGTTGTTCACTATGCCTCCTCGCATAAAGTGGGGGCCGAAGCCCCCAAGGTGATTAGATGAAAGACGATGACGTACTAACAGGTTTTGATGCCTGTGTAGCTGCAATTGAATTAACTTTCAACTCGAATAAAGGAATAAACTTTTCTAAAGACTCGTCGTCAAATTGACTGATCTTTAAATTAAGAGCGCATCCTGCCTGAGCATACACTTCGTGGATAGCAGGCATGATCTTATCGTCGCTGATACCTGTCTTCTTTAATACCGCAACAAGTTCAGTTGCTTTAGCGATTGCTGCCACTCGGTCAAAGTCTACTGGTTCAGGAGTAGTTTCAGTGAAAGGAGATTGAACTTCTTCCATTTCTTCTTCTACTGGAGCCTCGATCTTTACTACTTTCTTGGCCGCAACTTTCTTCTTTGGTGACTCAATGACTGGTGGAACTTCTGCAAGTTCTTGCTTCTCTTCTACCTTTGATTCTACCTTAGTCTCTACTGATGCCTTCTCTAATTGCCCAACTCCTAGGGTGCTTACAAAGCTAACTAGATCTTGGATTGTTTTAAACTCTGCTGAAAACTTAAACATAGATACTCCTATTAATTAAACGAAACCGCCGCCGTTATTGTTTTGTGTTCCTGTTGGGGGCCATGCAGGGGCAGAGCTACCAGAATTTGGTGCAGAGCTACCAGAATTTGGTTGAATTCCCATGTCTGCTTGGAAGCTACCAAAGATGTCATTAACATTAACAGTCGCCGATCCTCCTCCTTCTTTGTTTCCACCTTCAAGTAACATAACTGCGTTGATGTTAGTTGATAGGCCGTTCTGCTGCCCAGTGAAAGAGTAGAAACCAATGTTAGCTACCACGTTTCTGCCTGAGTAAATTTCTGCAGGATTGATAAGTGGTTGACGGTTAGCATCTACAACTTGTGGTGGGTAATCCTTACCAGAAGAAGCGTTAACCCAGTAACAACCCTTAAGGTATTCTGGATTTGGTTTTCCATCTCTACGAAGGTAAGTTTCATACTTCTTAAGTGGGTTAGAAAAGAATTGCATAGGGATCGATGGATGAAAGATCTCTTTTGCTTTTCCAAGGAACTCAGCTAACTGTTGAAGTGCTGCTTGATTGTCTTCTGCTTTGAAAGCAAACATAGTGTTGAACTTCAAAGGAGAGTCAGGCTTATCCTTGTCCTTCGGTACTGCCACTAAAAGATTAGGATGAAAGATCCTTCCCTTTAATGTGAATGTTTGTCTTAGAAAAGCTTTTTGTTGATCGGGTGTCATACGTCCTCCTCGGAGCTGTTAGTTATCATTCTACTGTACGCTTCCATCTCACCTAAAATGTCACGTATCTTCCCATCAAGAATATCAACTCTTTTTTTGACTTTCCTGACGCAAATAGAATCTAACTTATTTTTACCAATTTCTTTTTCAATGTCTGTTAAAGTCCTAAGCTTCTTGGCTTCAGGGATAATCTTGTACGGATTAACCTTCGGGAATTTTTCTAGGATAATCTTCGCTGCATCTGCATCATTCTCTGCGTTGATTGTCCTGTTACCGATGTCGTCAATCATTCTTACGCCATCGATTGCCTCTCCATCTTGCATACGCATCATGAATTCTTCTGCCCCACTCTCTGCAATACGTTTCATCATTGGGTATAGGGCCATAATCTTTATGATCGCCTGATCCCTTAAAGGATTAGGGTCAGTGATCTTAACCACTGGAGTGTTCATGTCTGCAAGGAACTTCCCAAAATTTTCTTGAGCTAATTTTAAAGGCTTCTCTTTGATAGCTTTACACTTAAAGTTAAGGTCTTTAGTCCTATTCGCCGGACACCAAAAGCAATGACTACCCTCGACTGGCTCAAGTCCTGCTTCCTTAGACTTATTAATGGCATTCCATATATCCCCTAAACATTGGTTAAGTTCAGGCATAGTGTAACTAGTTTCTTTAGGTGCTTGATCTGTACGTGGTTGATAAACTACTGCATAAATCTTATACCCTTCAGGTACGTTGGTTAAAAATCTTGCCACTCCTGCTGCGTAAACTTTTAACTGAAGTGTATTAGCACTTACGTTCTTGCCCTTGCCATGCTTATAGTCAATTACTACTGCCGCATTTGTACCAATGATTAAACAGTCTGCCGTTCCAAAGCATCCTTCTTCAGGAAAAATTGGAATACCACGTTCAAGTCCAAAGCTTAAAACTGTTCCTATTATTGCCTGATTAGAAAGCCAATGAGATACTACTTGAGAGTAGCCTTCAGCGCATTCCATCATCTCAACATCATCGTATCCAATCATTTGAATACTAAGTTCAGGAGGAAAAGGAATATCAAATTGATTTTTACGAAATACCGCTTCGCATACTGAGTGCGCTAGTGTTCCTTCTTCAGCATACTTCGATGTCTCTTCAGGAATACCTTTTGTAGCGTCGATGGAGTAAGGACAACTCATCCATCTATCCCCTGCACTTGGAGAAAAAATAGAGTGCGGCGTGGGCCTCTTAAAATTCTCAAGTAATGGGTGAACCATTAATGTTTTTGCAATTGTAATTGTCATGTCATCCCCTCACAAGATTTAAATATTATAGTATCCGTTAAATTAAAGTGTCAAGCGTTAGCTCTTGATTCTTTTTAATCATCGTTTCTACTACCGTAGTAGCTTCTTCTTTCGCTCTTACTAAAGATAAAATTCTCTGGTCATTCATACCGCTAGTCAAGAAGTAGTGCAGCGTCTTATTCTTTTGCCCTGAGCGTTTTGTTCTTGCCATTGCTTGCTTAACCATAGAATCAGTCCACGGGTATCCATGATAGAGCGAAACAAAAGCATTCTGTAAGTTAAGTGATTCCGATCCGCATCTAAACGTCATTGCCAATACCCTGTACTTACCTTCTTGAAAGTCTTTTAAGTTTTGTGCTCTCTCTGCTCCAGTCTCACTTCCTGTTATCATCCTTACATGCTTAGGGTATTTCTCTTTAAGTTCTTCTAAAGGAAAACGATAATTTGCAAAGACTAATAACTGTTGATCTCCGGCATGTAGGTAATCTCCTACCCACTCCATCATGTAAGGACATTTAGCTCTTGCGAGTCTTTCAAGTAATGCCATATATGCTTCAGGAGCCTCGATGTTAGCGTCTGCTAAAAGTTTGTCGTCCTCAAGTCCAAGATCAATAGGTATCTCTATTGCATCTGGTAAAGATATACAGTCTTTAGATTTTTTGTAATGAACAAAGGGAGTCAGTAATTTTTGTAACTTGTCTTCGTTTGCTACGCCTTCCCACTTATTGCCATGTTTTACTTTTTGTTGTTTCCCTCTTCCTACCTTCCAAGTCTGCTCTTTCTTTTTGGAAAAGCTTTTCTTCCAATTTTCAAAACGATCCTTATCCCTAAGTCTCTTTGCTGTCTCTGCAAGGTTAGGAGAAGTACAAAGTACCCATGAAGTGAATAGTTCAGTAGCACTATTAGGCATTGGTGTACCTGTTAGCATCATGATCCTGCCCTTATCAAACTTCCCATTAACTGATCCAAGTTCTTCAATAAACTTTGCCAGTGCTTCAATCCTATTTGTTTCAGGAGATTTTAGGTAATGAGACTCGTCGAATATAATCATTCTAATATCTGCATACTTAATACTTCTGATAGCGTGGTGAAGTTGTGAGTACGGATAGATAATCATGCTGTTGGTAAGATCAGGAGTGTTCTTATGGCATTCTACTTTCCATGTAGGTATTGCTGACTTCGGAAGGATAACCATAAACTTTGGATTTTTTACCCCTCCTGCTCTTAGCTCTGCAAGATGTTCTCTTGCTAACCATAGTGAAGTAAGAGTCTTCCCTAGCCCCATGTCATGCCATGCTAGGGTTCCTTGCATTCCTGACGTTTTGTGGAATGCCATTAGTTCTTCTTGATGCGCTCTTGGTTTAATCAGTGCCATTAGTTCCCTCTATATTAAATCGCCAACCATCGTGGTCATATTCTTATCGGTAATTTCTTTTTGTACTTTAACGGCTTCATGTATGACGTTATACACTTGGCTTATTCTCTCGTCTAAAGTCATGTTCTTTGTACGTCTCATAGGTCGCCATGCTTTGTCTGTTGATCTTGTTTCTTTATTTCGGTAACTCACTCGAATCATTCCGGCCATAGAAAGCACAAGCCCTGCTAATTCTTTATCTTCCTTAATGTACCCTTCTGCCTTTGAGTAGTATGCCCCACCTGCATTAGCACAAGCAATCATCATGACTTCTCTAGTCATAAAAGAATTCTTGCCTTCTTGCCCCACTATGCTCTCCACCAATGGCACTTCGATCAGGCTTGGTATCATTTCCATCATAGGTGACTTGCTTAGTTCGATTATCTTTTTAATAGATATTATTCTTCCGTTGGGAAGTTCAATCTTCCTGTTTTTTATGTCTTTGCTGTCAGAGTTTACGATTATGTTGGCTATGCTTTGAAGAAGTGAATTACCTATTGGAAGGTGCAGTATCCGCTTGACGATAAGCTTTGTTTTCTCCTCGTCCGAGTCCTCCACCATGTCGATTAATTTTTGCTTTGAGTAAATAGTCATGATCCCTCATTTTGTACGTGGTAAGGAGTGACGGGCAACTCCAAAACACACGTACCCACAGTAAAGCCCGTCGTGGTTAATTACTTAACTTTTGTTTCAATATAATACTTAACTTCTTTCAATGTATCAAGTTGGGTGAGTCTAACATTTTGGTAATAAATATCCCATGCAATTACCTTGGCTTGGTATCCTTTACGGTTATTTGAGGAGTCTACTAAGATCTTACGGTAACTAAAACCACGGAACTTATCGGATGTCCTGTTCTGTACTAAGTGTTTAAGCATGTAGTGATTAACCATAAATTTCCTTTACGTATTCTGCAAATATTCTACCCACGGCGTATGGAACTGTCCCAAGGTTGAATGCGTTTACCTTGTTACCCTTATGAGAAAACCCAGCAAGATGTGTATACTCATGATAAATATTTTGTACTCTATCATATAGGTCAAGATCAAATTTTCTAGAATTTGCATAAATAACATTATCCTCGGCGTATCCAATTACTTTAGAGAATGGGCTAAATGTTTTGTATGTCTCGATGAATATTGTCGTATTGTTTGACTGTAAATAAAGTTCATGCGCTACAAATTTTGGGTCTAGCGTAGTGAAGTTAAATTTAGCATGTTCTCTGATACGCTTTAAAAACTCGTCGTCTTGACAATGCTTCATTACGATCATTGCCGCCTTCTCAATCGTGGCATTCCCTGTCTTGTTTATGATCTTCATCTGGCTTGGTCTGTTGCTCGTAAGTTTCATTTTATCCCTTTATTAATAACACTTGTTTGATTGATAACGTCTAGAGCATTCTTCTTGCGCCCATTGATTGCCGTATTGTGGTGAGTGAACCACTTGGCATTCGTATGACATCGATTCTTTTGATCTACACTCATTGTCTTTCCTAGCGCAAGATACTAACACTAACATGATAACCATTAACTTTTTCATTCATCCCCCTTATTATCCCAAAATGGGCTTAATATAAATAAAAATACCGTAATTATTAATGCTAATATGATTATTTTTTCGTGCATAGAATCCTCTCAATTTCATAGTATTTGCATTTATTAAACTTTATCCATTTCCGATAAACGTGGACTGTTATAAATGCTGAAACAAACATGACTTTTAAGGCATAGAATTCGACTATCATCATCCCCTCCAGAATTAAAGATATAAAAGTCTATGCCTTAAAAGTCAGGCATGTCAATGCCCGACCTGTCTTCCTACTCTACGTTTATAAGGCATTTATCTAGCCTTACGCTCCACGGTCTTTTATTGTCTTCTTCATAAATACCATAAGCATCTAACCCCTTAACGATTAAACGTGCTTGTCCCTTAGACTCTGCCCATTCATCTATGAACTTATATGCCAAGTCCTTAGTAGTGAATAGTTCTATTTGCGTACCGTTGTTGTAAGTGTCAAACACTAAAACGTAAACCTTCATTCCATCCCCTCTGTTCGTAGTAATATGTCCCTAATATTAACGTATCCCGATAGTTCACAATTACTTTTAAACTTATCACTTAGGACATAACTCCTAAGCTCAAAAATCATATCTCTTAAGTCGTTTATCTTTTGTTCTTTTTCTTTGTTATCTGTTTGAAGTTGTTTTATGTAGTTCATGCCTAACTCCTTTCATTTTTGAAATTAAATCGTTAATGTCGTCTATTTGTTTCATAATTTTATCTAGTGGTTTTTCCCCATAGGCCCACCTTTTGAAGCATTCGCATTTTGTCGTTGCGATAACTTCCAAGCCTGTCGCAAAGTCGTAAAGGTGATCTATTTCTTGATGACATCGATTGCATCTTATTATTTCGCTAGTCATTCCCCCACCTCGTCGCTTCTGTTGTTTATTCTGCTAATTTCTTCCATCCATTGCTTAATTAAGTCAACCTTGAGCGATTGACTAAATAGTGTTTCATCGTTTGGTATTGCTGCAATTTTGCCTAGGCAGTAGTCAATCATTTCAGCTTTAGAATATACCCATTTTTTCCCGTCTTTCATTATGCCTTTCATAGTATGCCCCCTAGTGTTGTGATAGGTATCGCCGGAATTTCCATTTCGTCTTCCCATGGCTCTCTATCGTCTGATAATTCTAGTGGTAGTGGGGGAGGGAGTTCGTCGTCAAACATTTCCATTTCACGCAATTGCGCTTTGATGTCTCTTTCGGAATGCCTGTTCTGCCTCTCCCATAACACTTCATCTAAATATTCTGGAATTGTCCCATAGTCTGCGCCATCAATTCCACGATAGCCATTCGCTATAATCTCTTCAAGTTTCCAAGTTGGTATAAACTTAATGTTATGGCTTTTGCATATCGTGGAACGTGACATTTTATTAACCTTTTACGATTGGTTTAATTGCTTCAAAGACTTTTAACCATTCATCTTTCGTCAAGCCTTCCAATTTCATTTCACAGTAGGAAAGTGTTGAGCTTGCTTTGACGTTTATACTTATTCGGTTGCCTTCCCTGTAATCATAGAATTCTGCGCTGTCTTTGCCTTCTAACTCAAGTCCACTTAATGACATAAATTTTCTGTTATCTTCTTTTTTGATTTTATAATCATTTTCAGCGTCTAATACTTCCTGCAAATAAATTTCGTTGCTCATTGCTGTCGGGCTGTTAAGTATTCTGCGCTTAATATCTGCTGCGATTTGTTCAACCGTTTTATTGATTGAAATTGTCGCTTCAATTCTCGCCCACTTATCTTTATTCAAATAAGCATAGTTAAATTTAGGTGATGAATAGCTTAAACTTACTTCTAAGGTATCTTTCTTTTTAGAGTGGACTACTCGAATCCAAAATGATTGTAGTGGGTATTCTTTTAAATCTTCAATGTCTAATTGATCTTTATATTCGCCGCCTATCTTTGCCTTAATATCAAGTAGGGCCAACGCTTTGATAACTTTTTTTAGTTTCAATTGTTCTTGCGCTTTTCTTTCTGCTAGTTCTCTCTCGTAATCGCTCATAAATTCCCCTCATTGTTCGATGCTTAATTGCATCAAATTGTTATTGTATCAAATTTCCATTACAGTCAAAATTTATCAATTCGTTAATCTCTTTTAACCTTTTATGAATGCGCCTAAGCTCTTTAACATTCATAAAGTCTTTAGCATTCTGGTAACTCTTTTCAAGTTGTGGGTTTACTGCCTCGAATTCGCTTTGTAGTTTGTCTTCTATGGCATTCATTATGCTTAAGCATTCTTGACTGTAAAATTTAACCTGTGTCGTTCTGTTAGCTAGTCTTTTCATTTTTCAAACTTCCATTTTAATTTGATCGGTTTTTTTATTGTACTCGTAGTGGTTGATGAAATTTTTATCTATTAAACATTGCTCCTCTAAAGTGTGAAGCGTTAGCCTATTTTCTCCAGTCATGACCTTGCCTGTGATGTCTAAAATGTCTGTTTGTTGTTTGTTGCCGTGCCAATAATTAAAATAAGTCAAAGCATTTTCACGGGTATCTGCTACACTTGTTTCGATTAACTCGCCCGAATTGACATCGATGGAATTAGTTATGTAAATAGTCTTCATTTTATGCCCCTCTTTGTTGGCTTGGTTGATAGGATTGGATTAAACCACTTTTAAAAATACATTTAGAGCCTCTTAATACTTTGTGCGCTTCGCTCTCATAATACTTAAGCAAGTTGACGGATTGGCTAACCATTTCAAGATTGCTTAACGCATTGTTTAAAGTGTTACCGTCAATGTGATTTACCACTAAGGACTCGTGATAGTTTTCTAGGTAGGTCATGGCAACAATTCGATGGACATAAAAATTTTTAGGCTTTCCATCGATAATAAATTGCGCCCTTTCGTAATGGGCGCATTTTCCTTTATTGTTCCAAGTGTATTTTATCGCCCCTGTTAATCGGTGGATTAACTCGCCTTGTTTTGTCACAAAATAACCGTTAAAACTCTTCATTTTATGCCCTTAGTGTTTTGGTTGCGGCTGCGAAGGCTATCAATAAAGCCATGACTTGCATTAAATCACTCATTTCTAAATTCCCATGTTTTGTAAAATATATGCGTTAAGTTGTTCCAATACTTTTGCCTTACTGCCTTTAAAACCGAATTCTGCTTTAATTATAGAATAAACGCTTTGACCTTTTCGAGTCATGCCCAAGCATTCAAGCTTTAAAGCAGATCGTAAAATAATTATTCTAGCGTTTTGTGTGTTTTGCTTTCCGGTAATCATTGTCATTTTGTCCCCCGAGTTTGTAATTTAGTGTTGATCTTATAATAATAATAATAAAATCGTGAGAGCATAATACACATGCCATTATTGAACGTCAAGCGGTAATAAAATGTTAGGGTGTTAAAAATTAGTGAGCTTAAAAAACTGTGTTCTATGGAACGTGTAGTTTTAGCGCAAGGTATTTAAATCATTGGTGTTTTTTGTTTGCTTTGCGTTTTGTGGTATCCTTCTACTTTTTCCTTAATTCATATATAAAAATAATACCGTAATGCACAGCGTTATGATATTTATATGTATAAAATGTTTGCCCAAATGTAGAACGATCAAGGGTGCGTCATGTGTTCTACATTTATTACCATAATAACATTATTACAATAAAGCACAGCGCACAAAGCAGATTGATTGCATTCGCTACACTATCACTCGATGGGCGCACAGCACAGGCAGCACAGCACAGGCAGCACAGCACAGGCAGCACAGCACAGGCAGCACAGGCAGCGCATATCATGATGTCATGATGTCACGATGTCATGATGTCATGATGTCATGATGTCACGATGTCACATGGCATTTACTCACAGCATTTACATGTAGCGTTTAATTCATGGCGGCGTGGAAGTTTTCTCAGTCAGACCCCTCGACCCCCTTTTCGCTTTGCCGCCATGGCGTATACCCACCCCGATCACACTGACACCATACCCCCATCAATTATTATTATAATATCCTGGTATCCCCCTCCCACTCATAAAGACACCCCCGTACCCCATTCTATAAAATTTCAGAAAAATATTGACTATACCCTATGCCCCCTTTTAAAATCTCTATATCGAGGGGGGCAGGGATGCTAAAGCTACAAAGAAAGTATCAACAACAGATCATCATCACGTTACCTAATAACGAACTCATTACAATAACAGTTGCAAAGATCAGGCCGGGAATAGTTAACCTAGGCTTTGAGGCCCCTGACAACGTACATATCGACAGATCCGAAGTATTCATTAAACATACATTAGAAAGAAGAGAACAAGATGGCACTGAACCCAAGGTATAGGTTATTCGTAGAGGCGTATGATGGGGATGAAACCTATGCGGCAAGAATTGCCGGATACACGGGATCGGACAGATACCTTAAGGAAAAAGGTTTGGCCCTATTAAAAAATCCTGAGATCGTGGAAGCAATTAAGGAAAGATCTAAATACCTTAATAATATGAAGAGTGCTATTGCCACTAGGGAAGAGAGGCAAAAATTGTGGACGGACATTATGAAGAACAATGATCCTCACAGAAAAGAAGAGTTAGACGGTAACGGCATTCCTATACCTGAAGGCAACATACCTTTAGTGACTAGGCTTAAGGCTTCTGAGCTTCTTGGTAAGTCGGAGGCAGACTTCATTGATAAGATCGATGTCAATCATACAGTAACCCTATCAGACATTATCCTTAAGTCTTACGAGAAGGATGAAACAAAATCTTTAGAAGACATTGAAGCAGAATACTATAGGCTTAAAGAACCTCAGAACATTGTTACTGAAGCGATAGATGATAAACATGAAACATTGGATGATTTAGTATGACCGATTTTAATATCAATATTCAAAGGTCATACAACAAGCCTATTAC